CTTAAAGGCATTACGTGACCTCTTTAACCCCAAGTACTCTGTATTGAATTGACATGTCGTTAATTTCAAATATACCTGTACTAGGAGCATCAAACTTTATTTGAATGCTTTGGCATGATATAATTGAAGAAGGTGTCAAGGTCACCACATCCCATTTATTACTGGTATCTACAAGATTGCCAGTAAATGTACCACCACCATCTCCTGAAAAATTTTGTTTACCATCAACAGCATAAGAGAAAGGAGTTGTTTCAGCACCATCTGATTTGTACGTAACAATTACCTTATATATCTTTTTCACTAATCCGGGTTCATTAAAATCAATGTCTCTTGTTACAAATTCTTGACCTGTTGCTGTTTTTGAAACAGGTAAAAACTTTTTAAACTCAATATCGCTACTGCTACCCTCTTGCCCAACTGTTAAATTATTATTCCAATCTGTGGTAAAATTCGTATAGCTTTTATCATTGGTAAATATTGCATCGTGATATACCCATCCTCTTGTATCAAAGTCATATATCCATCCGGTATTTGAATTATTTGTTCCATCAGAAGGACTTCGTAACATCACCAAAGAATTACTCATTGCATCGTAACCAAGCATTACATCTTTTAAAAACGCTGTTCCTCTATACCAATCTTGCCAAGTTACACTTGTGCCAGTATATGATGCTTGACTTACCGCTAATTTCCTATCTATCAAGTTCCTAACGGATTGACCATCGTATAAATAGCATCCATCGTCTGAAACCCAAGCTATTCCATTGTTTGTTTTTGCAACGCTAAACTGATGATTAACCCCGTAATACCTTATAGTATCTTCTAAATACCAATTTGCCACACTAGGACTTGCTATGTTTATTACATGTACTAAATTATGTTTAAAGGCCAATAACCTATCAGCAAAAGACTCTAATGCTGTGTATTCTCCATAGTCACCCTTAGAAACATCTATAAAGTTGTGAGGTAAGAATGTATCAAATTTATTAATTTCACTATACATGATTCTATCACCGTATTTCTGCAACTCTATGTTTGCCCCTTTTAACTTAACATTGGCAATAAAGGCTCTACGGTTAGCAACCACAGAACATTTATAACTTTCATTCCTACCGCCTAACGCATTAAAATGTGCTTCTGGGCTATATCCATTTATAGTATTGTATGTATCGATATTGGGCCTTGATGAATTTCCACTAGCATCGCCAACAACATAATATCCTTTTCCAGTCTCATATTGCCAAGGAACGTGATCACCGTCAATAGTTGTTCTTACGCCTTTAACAATGTCAATATCAACTAATAATATTAATTCATTATCAGTGCCGCTTAATCTTGTATAAATCCTCCCACCTACAACTCTACCACTATACGCAACATCAGCATATACTGAAACCCTCAATGCTAAATTACCAGATGACTCGTGTGTCCCAGCGGCTAAGTTTGAACCATCATCCCCATCTCCCATTTGCAAAGGTAAGGACTCTTGATGATTTTCATAAACGAATGTTTGATAAAATTCATATGTGCCAGCCTCCCAAGACCCCGTTGCTGTTCCATCTGTCACTCCGATGTTAAAACCTAATCCTCTTTCAATAATTGGTGTATCATCTTGAGCATAAACATCTGGTGCAGTACCAGTTAATTTCCCACCATAAGCCCTTGAATAACTCATTGGCCCTCCAGCACCACCAGAAATCCTAGTACAAAATAAAAATTCTTTCGGAAAAGTACCAAGTGCCTCGTCTATTGTTATCACCTCGCCTACAGTACACTGATCTAGCACATCTGTTGGGTTAGTATCTTCAAAAACAAACTGATCTATTTTCCTTATTGTAAGATTGTCAAAGTCTGCATATTCGGTATTTGTGTTAGATTCAACTCTTAGGTGTAAATAAGAAGTGGTTGCTGTTGCAGTGAACGATGAGGTTAAGGTACAATTCTCAACACCGCTTGAGCTAATCGCCCCAGACGTAGCGGATCCGTAAGTAGTACTAGCACTTAAAGAAACACTACCGTTAGCATTGCTACTACTAAGTAAGTCAAATCCTACCTGATACTTTTTACCGATTTCCGTTATGAATCTTAAATACGCTGTTCCTTTATTATTAGTAGAATTTGTTAATCTTCCAGCACCGCTATTAACAACAAAACCAGAATTAGTACATATAAAACCTTTTGATACAACATCCTCCATATTGCCATCACCATCAGATGTGTTTCCACCAAAATCAAAAAGACTGTCATTGTCATTTAAGACATCAAGTAAAAAAGCCTTTTGAGTATCTGAAAGCATGTCAGCCATATTCCCATTATCGGCTTTAATTCTTAGATCGCTAGTACTGGTTTTCTTTGCCCTAGCAACGCCTCTAGACTCACTGTAATAATTTGTTGCTTCATCGTTGGCATGAGGATCATCTCCAAGAGTGGGGTTTGTACCACCGCTGGCTCCAACAGCAGGAGAGTTTACATAGCAAAACGTAACATCAGTTGCTATTTTTGGAGG